GAACTATTTTACCAACGCTTTATCGACAATAAGGAAATCACGCTATTTTCCCCTCATGATTGTCCTGGCTTGTATGAGAGTTTTGGGACCGATAAGTTTGATGACTTATATTGCCGTTACGAATCAGATGAATCCATCCCAAAGTCAACCATCGGAGCCCAAGAACTTATCCTCGACTTATTAAAAGAAAGATCTGAGACTGGAAGAATCTATATTATGAATATAGATCATTGTAATAGTCATTCTTCCTTCAAAGATAAAGTGGAGATGAGTAATCTATGTCAAGAAATAACCCTACCTACAATTCCTATCAATCATATCGATGATCATCTAGGAGAAATTGCTTTATGTATTCTTAGTGCAGTTAATGTGGGTAAGATTAGATCTGATGAAGAACTTGAAGATCTTTGTGATCTTGCTGTCAGAGGATTAGAAGAATTGATAGACTATCAGGATTATCCTGTAAAGGCAGCAGAACTCGCTACAAAGGCACGTAGAAGTCTTGGGGTGGGATTTATAGGTCTTGCACATTATCTTGCTAAATTAGGATTTGATTACGATTCACAAGAGGCGTGGGATGCAGTTCATGGACTTGCTGAGTCTTTCCAATACTATCTTCTTAAAGCATCTAATGAGGTTGCAAAGGAAAAAGGATGGTGTGAGAATTTTGGACGTACCAAATATAGCGATGGGATACTACCAATTGATACATATAAGAAAGACGTAGACGAAATTAGTAGTCAGGAATTTCAACATGACTGGGAATCTCTTAGAGCATCTATCTTGGAACACGGTCTCAGGCACTCAACACTGTCTGCACAAATGCCATCGGAGAGCAGTTCCGTTGTGTGCAATGCAACCAATGGAATCGAACCACCAAGAGATTACTTGTCCATTAAAAAATCAAAGAAAGGACCCCTTAAGCAAATTGTGCCATCTTATGGGACTTTAAAGAATAACTACACCTTATTGTGGGATATGCCGAACAACACAGGGTATATAAATATTGTCTCTGTGATGCAAAAATTCTTCGATCAAGCGATCTCTGGTAACTGGTCTTATAATCCAGAGCATTATGAAAATGCAGAGGTTCCTGTTAGTGTAATGGCACAAGATTTCTTGACCACATATAAGTATGGATGGAAGACCTCTTATTACCAGAATACACATGATATGAAGAGTGATGAAATAGATGTTGAAGAGGAAGATAAATTAAGTAATTTAATCAACGAACTAAGTAACGCTACGGAGGAGGAGTGTGAGTCCTGTGCAATCTGATGTTAAAGGGATGACTGTCTTCAATACAGAAGAAGTCGATACCAAAAAGCAACCTATGTTTTTTGGTAAACCATTGGGTGTTCAACGTTATGACAATTTCAAATATCCCGCTTTTGAAAATTTAACAAAACAGCAATTAGGATATTTTTGGAGACCTGAGGAGGTTTCTTTACAGAAAGATCGTGGTGATTATCAAACATTAAATTCAGTACAAAAACATATCTACACTTCTAATTTGAAGTATCAGATTATGCTTGATTCTGTTCAAGGTAGAGCACCTGGTATGGCATTTTTACCTTATTGTTCTCTACCTGAGTTGGAGTCTTGTATGGAAGTATGGTCTTTCATGGAAATGATACATAGTAGATCTTATACTTACATTATTAAGAATGTATATGCAGATCCATCGGATGTATTTGATAAGATATTAAATGATGAAAAGATATTAAGTCGTGCTGCTACTGTTACTAAATCTTATGATGACTTCATTAATGAAGCACAAGGATGGGGTCAAAGTAGTTTGTGGAAAGACATGGATAAGTCTTTGGACACATCCTTACCTGTTCTAGAAATGAAAGAGATTAAACGTAAACTCTATCAGGCAGTAGCAAATGTCAACATTTTGGAAGGTATCCGCTTTTATGTTTCTTTCGCTTGTAGTTTTGCTTTTGGTGAGCTCAAACTCATGGAAGGATCTGCGAAAATCATATCTCTTATTGCAAGAGATGAGAACCAGCATCTGGCTTTAACTCAAAACATATTAAATAATTGGAGAAAGGGTGATGATCCAGAGATGGTTAAAATTATGAAAGAGGAAGAACAATGGACGTATGATATGTTTGAGAAGTGTGTCAATGAAGAGAAAGCATGGGCAGAGTATTTGTTCCAAGATGGATCAATGATTGGTTTAAATGATAAACTTCTCCAACAATATGTGGAGTTTATTGCTAATAAGAGATTACGAGGTATTGGATTAAAACCAGTGTATGATATACCACTTAGAAATAATCCACTTCCTTGGACAGAGCATTGGATTAGTTCTAAAGGTTTACAAGTAGCACCACAGGAAACAGAAGTTGAATCTTATATTGTGGGGGGAATCAAACAAGATGTCAAAAAGGACACATTTAGTGGATTTAAATTATAGTTTGTGATTAAATAAAGGAAAGTGTATGAGACCTTCGTCACCTTTCCCATCGCATCCTGAATATATGAATGGAAGACTTAAAAAGATAGACATGACTGCTAGACTTAATCATATAAAAGCAGGTCTTGCAAGTAAGAGTTGGTATCCTGAATGGGATGATCGCCAGAGAGGTGCAGCCCAACGCATTCTAAATAATGCATTGGATGTCCTTGATGAGTATGATTATTGAGAATTGGGTGAAGGAGGTTAAAACCAAATCTCCTCATATGAAAAAGATTAAGGTTGATGATTGCATTTGTCATGGTAAGTTAGTAGATCATCATCTAGTTAAAGATAGAATTTTATTAGAAATAGAAAAAGATTATTGTACTGAAGCTAGTGGAGAGGGTGATTCTTATGCGGTGTGTGATCGTGTTTCTAAGTTAGATTGGACTAAGGGTAATGACTTAACTAGACCTTGGGTAAAAATTTTTTTTCCTAATTTTGATATATCAATTAAGAATTTTATTAAGGGTTTAGGATATGATACTTATTTCATAGATATGATATGGTATCAACAGTATGAAGAAGGAGATACTCATGGATGGCATACTCATGGTAAAACCTATACAGGAGTTTATTATCTAGAATTTCCTGAAAGATCTTCTCAAACAGAAATTTATTCTCCTTTTAATTTTAAAAAGCATACTATTAAAGCAAAAGAAGGAGACTTAGTGATATTCCCTAGTCATTGGATTCATCGTGGTCCTTGTAATACATCAAAAAGAAAAACTATTGTATCTTTTAATTTTGAAATAAATTTTGGAAATCCGACAATTGAATAAATAATGCATTGAATATCTTTGATTAGTATGACTATTAAGTATGAGAATCCTTGGAGATATAATAAAAAAGTATTTGAGTCAACTGATATAGGAGAATATTATGGGTTTGTGTATCGTATTGTAAATAATCAAACAGGAAAGCAATATATTGGTCGTAAATACTTTTGGCAGTTTAGAACCCCAAAGGGTAAGAAACGCAAAGTAAAATCTGAATCTGATTGGAAGAAGTA